CGTCTTCCGGCAAGAGTGATTTTGTCGACCAAATGGTTGTTGGGTATAACGCTAACTATGGATGGAAAACTGCATTCGCTTCGCCAGAAAACCAACCAACTTATTTACATGCTCATAAGTTAATGCGTAAAACTTGGGAGGGTATGCCAAGTAAAGAAGATATTGGTGGCGATCGTTGGAACCAAGTAGCAGATCATTGTAATAGTAATTACTTTCATATTGATATGGAACGCTATACACTCGAGTCTGTGCTTCGCAAAGGAGCTGAGCTAGTAAAACGTAAAGGTATTAAATGTTTAGTTATTGACCCATTTAACAAAGTTAGAGATGTAGACTGTAAGACTGAAGATGTTAACAGGTATACTATGGAGTACTTAAGCAAGATTGAAATCTTTGCTAAAAAGTATGATGTCCTAGTATTTATTGTTGCTCACCCAACTAAAATGTATAAGAATCAAAACGGCCAGATTGAAGAGCCTACAATGTATTCTATTAAAGGCGGAGGAGAATGGTACGATGCATCTTATCACGGTATATTAGTTCATAGAAATTATGAAGACAACACTGTTAAAGCTAAAGTTCTTAAGGTTAAGTTTCAAAACTTAGGAACAAATCAAGCTGAATGCCATTTTAAATGGGAGCCAAAATCAGGATGCTTTATACCTCACGTTCCATTAGATATAGGCAAAGAAAAAATGCCTTGGGAATAAATGGGTAGTGGATCTAAACAAAAGAAGGGCGCTATTAATATGGGCGACACTGGATATAATGCGGAAGATTGGGAAGCATACAGATGGTGTGTTAGAAATGATATAGCAATAGCACCTAAAGCGAGATCAGCAGTGCAATGGTTTATAGATATAAGAAACAAAGGAAAGACCAGTACAAGCCCAGAGACATATGGCAAAACAGAAATATGGACAAAAATATTTGAATATTGTAAATACTATTATGACAAACATAGAAAATGAATACAGAAGATTATTATCAGATATACTCAACGAAGGACTGGATAAGTCGGATCGAACAGGTACGGGGACGAAGTCTATCTTCGGAAGAACGATTAGGCATGATATGTCACTTGGCTTCCCCATACTTACAGGGAAAAAAATAAGTTTTAATGCAGCAAGAACTGAATTACTTTGGATATTACAAGGTAGAACAGATCTCAAATACTTAGAAGATAATGGAGTTAAGTACTGGAGACCAGACTACGAACGTTCAGGTAGAACAGATGAAACATTAGGCCCTGTATACGGAAAACAATGGCGCGATTTTAATGGCGTAGATCAGCTCAAAAATCTTGTGTATAGCATCAATACTAATCCAGACTCTAGACGTCTTATGGTTAGCGCATGGGCTCCACATGAGATGAATGAAATGGTACTGCCTCCGTGTCATTACGCTTTTCAAGTTTATATAAACAACGGTGTTATGGATCTTATGTGGCAACAACGATCTGCTGATGTTTTTCTAGGATTACCTTACGATATTGCAATGTACGGTTTATTGTTAGAAATGCTAGCTAAAGGTTCTGATTTAATTCCTGGTCAATTAATTGGGCAGCTTGGAGACTGCCACTTATATAACAATCATTTGGGACAAACTCAAACGTATTTAGATAGACCTAAGCGAGCATTACCTGAATTAGATCTTAAAGACGGAATCTGGCTTGGAGGAGCTGTTCATATACCTACAGCTAATACAATTAAATTAATTAACTACAATCCTTATCCTGCAATCAAGGCAGAGCTAAGTGTTGGTAAATAAAAACAATTATGTACAACATTTATCACATTCCTGGTAAAAAAATCGGCGTTACACGTAATCTTAATAAGAGAGTTACAGTGCAGCAAGGTTATGCACCAGATGAATACGAAGTTCTACTTACTAGCGATGACATTAATTATGTGTCAGCTATGGAGTTAGAACTTCAAAAGTCTTATGGCTATAAAGTTGACCGACAATCTTATAAAAATTTAATCAATAAAAACAAACAAATGCAAATAAACGCTACAGAGCAGACCTCAACATTCCCGTGTCCATTAGATAAACTGAAAGGTAGATTAATGGACGATTTAAACTTAGTATGGCAAACGTCACACGGTGAGTTTGAAATTACAAAAGAAAATATACCTTGGATAATGCAAAACGCTAAAACCTCGATGTTTAACGATAATCGAAGCTATATTTACAACAAGGCTTTTTATGAAGCCTTTTTTAATCAAGAGCATAGTCCTCAAGAAGCACTTTTAAATCAAAAAAGCGACCGGACATTAATGTTTTCTTTTGATAGATTTGAACTTATAAGAAAATGGGCAACTGAACGAGGTATATATGATAAAGGCAATTCACATACACAATATGTTAAGCTTATGGAAGAAGCAGGTGAGTTAGCTCAAGGCTTACTTAAAAAAGATGCTTACGAAATCAAAGACGCTATTGGCGATATGGTTGTTGTATTAACAAACCTAGCAGCGTTAGAAGGTATGCAAATTGAAAACTGTATTGATTCAGCATACAATGAGATTAAAAGCCGTAATGGCAAAATGACTAATGGAACATTTGTAAAAGAAACACTGTAATGAGTAAACAAGAAATAGAGTTTAGAGATCCAGTTGTTGAACGTGTTGTAAACAAATTTGTATCAAGATCAGATATAGGCTTTGCAAAGTATGGAGTAACGTTAAGAGACGATCCTTCAGAAATGTTTGCTTGGCTTAATCACTTGCAAGAAGAGCTTATGGATGCTGTATTGTACTTACAAAAAGCTAAAGAAGTTTACACAGAAAATCTACAAGATGAAGCCATTTAAAAGAAAAAGCGGAAAGCGTGGGCCAGTAAGAGCAAAGAAGGTATCATTTGATGGTATTGACTTTGCTTCAGGGCTTGAAAAGCATATGTATGTTGCATTAAAAAATGCTAAAATCAAAAACAAATATGAAGGTGAAACTTTTGTTTTGCTTAATGGTTTTCATTTTGATAATGAAGTCTACGAAAGACAAGCTAATGGAAAAGGAGATTATAAGAATAGGGGTGAAAAAAGAATCTTACCTATTAAATATACTCCTGATTTTATTGGCGATGATTTTATTATAGAAACCAAAGGTAGAGCTAACGAGTCATTTCCAATGCGATGGAAGTTATTTAAGCGATTAATTGTAGAACAATTTCCAGGTATTACATTATATAAACCACAAAATCAAAAAGAATGCGACGAGACAGTAAGCATAATCCTTTCGAAGCGAAACGGATAGCTAGACAAAAGTATGCCGAGCGCCAGATTGAAAAGTTTGTTAAATGGAGCTGGGAAATACGAGGTAAGGTGAAATACAAAGAGTTAGTTGAATTACAAAATGAATATAAAATAGAATGTTATGCACTTGAATAAAAAAGATTACAAATTTTGGTCAGTAGAAATTGGGTTTTACCCTGGGGTATTATTAGGGTTGAGAACTTATTACGAGGAAGAGCAGACTACTCACGTGCTATACATGCCGTTTATTGATTTAGCAGTAACATTTTACAAAGAATGACTCAAGATACAGAAACGCAGTTTCACACAATAGACTTGTTTGTGCGCTCCATTTTAGATGACATGCACAATATATCAAGATCAACAACAAAAGCAGATATGATGGCTTATATGGACGCCTGGAAGACTGAATTAGGAACAATACAACATATAATAAATATAGATGGGATTATTTGATGAAAGAGTAGCTTACAAACCTTTTGAGTACCCCGAGTACTATACAGAAGGTTGGCTAAAACAAGCTCAAGCATTTTGGTTACACACTGAAATCTCAATGCAGAGCGATATAAAAGATTGGAATGAAAAACTTGACGAAAAAGAAAAACACCTTGTTGGAAACATCCTGCTCGGCTTTGCTCAAACAGAATGCGCAGTGTCGGACTATTGGACCCAAAAAGTCGTTGGCTGGTTTCCAAAACACGAAATCCGCCAGATGGCAATGATGTTTGGATCACAAGAAACAATTCACGCTGTTGCTTACAGCTATTTAAACGAAACCTTAAAACTTGAAGACTATGAAGCGTTTTTACACGAACCCGCTACAGCACAAAGGTTTGATAATCTTGTTGCTTACGACGGTACAAGTTCTATTGGTATTGGAAAGTCACTTGCAGTTTTCTCTGCTTTCGCAGAAGGAGTTAGTTTGTATTCAGCTTTTGCCGTTCTGTATAGTTTCCAGCTACGCAATTTACTCAAAGGCATAGGGCAACAAATGAAGTGGTCAGTAAGAGATGAATCATTGCATAGTAAAATGGGATGTAAGTTGTTTCGCAATATGTGTGAAGAAGACGGTCAGTTACTACACTTATGTCGAGAAGATATAATAAAAGCTGCTGAAACAATGATTAAATTAGAAACAAAGTATATTGACAAAATGTTTGAAGCTGGAGATATTGAAGGTATATCAGCTTATGACTTAAAACACTTTATAAAAAAGAGAACAAATGAAAAACTTGTGGAACTTGGTTACGTTGACTTGGGCTCGTATTTTGCATATGACACCAAAGCAGCAGGTAATCTTGATTGGTTCTATCATCTTACCGGCGGGGTCACTCATACTGATTTTTTCGCGACTAGGCCGACTGATTACTCGAAGGCTGGGGAAGGCGAAGACTATGACGATATATGGTAGTGATCTAGAGTTAGAAGTAACCAGCGAAGAAATAAATAATGAATTATATAACAGAAATTAAATGAAAGGAATGAAATCAAGTAAGGTGGATTATTTAGAAAAGAAAGTAGTAAATTTAGAAAGAGTGTTGTCACACCTGTTTACAGAGCAACAAAGAATAACTGAATTAGCAGTTGGAACATTAGAAACAATTAAAAAAATGGAAGGGTATGAGCAAGCTATCGAAAAGCTTAAAAAAGAAGTGGCTGACGACGCTGGTAAAGCAAAGGAAGCTAACTCCGGTGGAGCGACTTGCTAATAGGTTAGGATATATGGGGACGGCATTTATGATGATGTCTCCCCACATACTGCCTGATAAAATGGGAGTGTTCACTTACATGCTTGCAGGTATATTATCATTGCCTCAAGTGTTTGTGGCTAAACAATGGAACTTAGTAGCAGTTAATTTAAACGTAGCAATAGCCTACACAATATTATATTTATCATGAAAGTTACACTAGCTAGAAGCATAGAATTATTAACAGAGTTAGCTGAGCTTCAAAACGGCCCTCCACTTGTTAAGTATGAAAAACAATGGAACGAAACAATGGAAAATGTATGGGAATTTATTCATAATTATGAAAAGAGGTTTGAAAATGTCCCAAATATAACCAATATTTGGGACAAAAATATTAAAACAAAATAATAAACAATGAATAAAGCAAGAGATTTAATTTTAGAATTATATAAAGATGACCGTATAACAAAACAAGAAGCTGATACTTTGTTAGATGCTATAGATAATAAAAATAATTATTATACTCAACCGACGTATCAACCTTATGTTGATTGGACTTATAGACCTTATGAACAACCAAGGTGGACAATAACAAACAATACTATTTAAAATATGTGGAATGAAAATTGGATTAAAGGAGAAGATTACCCTTCGTGGGGTAATACGGACGTATACAAGAAGACAATATCCGGGGGATATCTATTTGACGGAGAGTCACCTAGAGAAGCATACCATCGAGTCGCTAAAACAGTTGCTCGTAGGTTATATAAACCAGAAATGGCAGAAACTTTTTTTAGCTATATATGGA